ACTATACAATCCTAAAATAGCATCAGTATAAGCGTTATCAGTGTCTGTATAAAAACTTGCAGACTTAAATATCCCTTCTCCAGCACCTTGTTTTTTTAAATACTCAATCCTATCAACAGAACCTATACCAGCCATAGACGCAGCTCCGCGGTCACTAAACTTAGAAATTAAGTTTGAGTTCATAGCCTCATTAAGGTCAAGACTTCTTTCTTTAACATTTGGATTAATAGCCATGATTAAGAGCCTAGCAATTCGTCGTCAACGCCTGACTCTGGGTTTAAACGGTCTTCTGACAATAACATGCGACTACCGCCACGAATTCGTGACATTTTACGACTTGCCTCTTGTGCTGCTAAATCTCGTTTTTCTTCTTCAGCTTGTGTACGCAGTTTTTCCGTTTCAATGCGTTGTTGTTCCATCTGCGCTCTTGCTGCACTTGTATCTGCTTTTTGACCACCAATTAAACCGCCCATTACTATCTCCTAACCATTAAGTCGTAATCATATTTATCCATGCTATATTGCTTCATTGTGCTTTCAGATATAAACCCGATAGCTCCAGCCCACCTTATAGCTCGCAAGTCTGTAGTTTTAACAGTTATTTGTAATCTATGCAAGCCCATCGATAGCTTGCAGATATCAGTAAATGCAATTCCTATCTTAGTTGTTGCAATTGGTTTGTTTCTAGCAGTGTCACCAATGACCGACCACATCTCTCCAACGCCTTCCCACAGTAGGCAACAGCCAAATACAGCGACTGGTTTTCCATGCAGTAGGCATGTAATAGCAAATCCATAATTAGATTGGTTTTCTAGCATAGCTTTAACTCCAATCATCTTCTGTGTAGATAGCCCAGAAAATTCACCACCTTTTATAGAAAAGGCATCTTCAATGTAAAATTTAGAAAAGGTAACTCCCTGCACTTTTGGCAGGTGTTTGTCTATGGTATTAAGTATTGAATACATCAAAGTCAGTCATCACTGTTCTAGCCACTATTGGCTTGCTACTTGAAAGAGGGCTACGGGTCATGCGCTTATGTTCACCACCACCAAGCATTAAATACCCAAAGGCATCCCCAACATGAGAGTGTTCGTTCTTGTTTGGCATATCCCTAAAGCGTTCATGCCCTGCACCGATTGATACACGCTTAAAATGATAGCCACCAGCAAGTGATTTCCTTGTCATCTTGCAACTTCTGTTTACAATTAGTCCTGGCTTGCCATTAATCAAACGTTGCATTGGCGCGGCTGCACCTTCTCTACGAACCTTAAAGTCATTAGAGTGTGTCGGTTGAGCGCGTAGTCCTAACGTTCTTAGGTAATCAAATGCAGTCACTTCATAAATAGCATCACGTTGCATACCAGCAGGGTCGCCCCACATCATAATCTGTGCTTTAGGGTATTTAGCATTAAGCTCTGCAAGCAATTGTTGCCCAAACCGTTCAAGCCCCATATCTTCAGTAACAATCTCATGAAGAATAACCCACCGATTGTTTGGTAGTCGCTGTCCAAGCACCGCTGCTGGTGTTAAACCAAAGTCGACACCGATTTGTAATGGTAATGATTCGTCATACTCAACGTCACCACACATAAGATTGTCATCATACTCAGGCCATACAGGTCTACCTTCTTGTACGTAAGTGTATTTACCTTCAGCGTAACAACGAATCCAGTCTAGGTTCTTACCACCAAGCATTTGTGGGTAGTAACCAGCAGGTAAGTTGTTTAGGTTTTCTGCTTTGCTATTAACTTTCCACCAGCGACCAGATGCAAAGATATGGTCATTAGCTTCAGGGTTGTCAGGCAAGTCACCAGGGTCAACTTCAATTACACCACCTGGTTGATTAAAGAATGTCCATGCGTAGTTGCCAGTAACCTTCTCTTTTTCAGCCACCCTATGCCACCAGTGGTCATCATCCATTGGGTTTGTATCCATAAATACGCCATGCCATTTAGCACCGCCATCACGTTTACTAGGATAGCGCCCAACCCTGTGGGTAAGCCCATCAATTACAGCCTTTGGCAACTCACGCGCCTCATTAACCCACGCCCCTGTTAGTTCTAATGACAACAACTTACGAACGTCTTTAGGTTGGTCAAGAGCAAGGAAGATAACCTCGCAGTCAATGCCAGCAGCATCACCTTTGGCTGGTAAGCGTATATGATGTGTAATCGGTGGAGTCCATAACATAGGACCAAACGTAGCTTCTGGGAAAAGGTCTAGCCATGTCTTAATGGTTGTTGTCTTCAGCATAGGATAACTGTTACGCACTACTGCAAACCTAGAATATCTAACGTTATCAATAGGCGATGCAGTTTGCTCTAATGCTTTAATAAATATTTTGGCACAACAAGCATACGATTTTCCACTGTTATGGTGAATAGCTCCATCTATAGTTACATAGTTGTTGGTGTCTAATACTTGCAAGTCCCAATAAGATTCCTTGACAGTCATTCTTTCTATTGATAGAATAGCCCTTTTGGGTGAGGTCAATACTAATGAACGAGAATACAAAGATGATAATTTCTTTAGCCAACGGGGTTCGCTCTTCGTCTGACATTGCTGAGATTGTTGGTCTATCGAGGCGTTATGTTCGAAAGGTAATGTTAAATAAGAATCTGTCACGACTTTCAAAAGGTGCAAGAGTTGGTCAATATAACAACCAATACGTTTGCGGTAGACGGATTGACTCGTCTGGGTATGCTTTAGTGACTGCCCCGATTGAACATCCTTATGCAAGGCAGAGGACTGATAGGAAAGGGAAGTTGATTTACGAGCACCGCTTAATAATGGAAGAAAAACTTGGCCGATACCTTCTTCCGACAGAAGTAGTTGACCATATTGACGGACTGACCTTGCATAACTCTCCAGACAATCTACGGATTTTTGCATCAAACGGGGAACACCTGCGTGCAACTCGTGCTGGGAAGAAGCCAAACTGGTCAGTATTGGGTCTGTGTCGCATGACTTCAACTCGCGTCCAGCTTGAAGCGTCTGAACCTGTTGATATGAGCCGTCTTCGCAAAGAACAAGGTGATTCGCGGCTGCAACAAATTCTCCGTTTGGCGTTACAACTCGGTACAGATAGTCGATTCCTTTCTGGAACGAGCTACCACACCAAGAAAGTTGGAATTGACATGTCTTGTCGTTCCACGATAGAACTTGCATTGGTCGGTCTATATCGCAAATACGCATAGGACCATGCTCTGTAATTATCATGGTGTCTGGTGCAACGCATCCTACCGGGCCCATTAGACCTTGCACAAAGTCATTGTTCTGCACAAACTTATATACGATTGGCGACTTGCTAAAGTTTAGCGTGATGCCATCAAAAGATACTTCTTTGGTACTGCGTTCTTTAGTCTTCGCCATCTAATGCCTCTACGTCTATAGGTTCTGGAGCTACTATGTTGACACCGATGACTGATGGCTTGTCTGACTCTGCTTGCTGGTCTAGTAATCCAGATGCTTTAGCTAGTAGGCGAAGTACGCCAACCTTGTCAAACAATTCAATATCTAATGTTGCTGTAGGATTACCTTCTTTGTCGTACCTTGTAGTCGACTTAATACTTTTAATTGCTTGTAGTGCGTGCTCAGGAATGTCTTTAGACGCTCTTACTTTAATGTTTCCATCTTCATCCCAGCTCATAATGTCCGTTAGTTTTGTATTAGCCATGCTTAACAGCGCATAGGACACAGCTTCACGGTTAGCTTCCAGTGTTGCAGAACGCTCTAGTGTTCTCTGGATAGTACGAACGCCACCATAGTTTTTAAGTGATGGTATTCGTTTAATCTTTCTGTTGTCTTCTTGTTCAGCCATTTATTTCCTCTATCACTACAACCGCAGCACCACCTTTACAGGCTTTGCCACGGACAATATGTAAATCATCTACTTGCGAATCGTCTTCATATACTCCAGCATCCATGAGTGCATCCAAAATAGCCTTAAGCAGATTATCAATATCAAAAATCCTACGGCTACGAGGGCATATAACAATGTCCATGCGCAACCTAGCAATGCCAAGTTTAGGAATTTTGTTGTTAATGACATAATTCTGTACAGCCGCTTTAAAATCCATACCAGCTTTTGAAATAAAACGTCGTTTTCCATTTGCTCTCCAGTAAGTATTTACGGATGGTGGATAAGGTAAGGTGAGTATCATACGTTAAGAGCATCAAGTTTGGCATTAAGGTCGAACCTATTATATTCCTTTAAATAAACTTTTAATGCTTGGTTGATAATGTGTGCACGAGGCATTTCTTTATCTACATGAGCAGCATCTAACAAAGCTCTAGTCTTTGGGGTTAATCTTACCAAGAAAGTCTTGTAATCATTAGCAGCCATAGTCTTCTCCTTTTAAATCATTTACTGTTTGGTATTGGCGTTTAATCAAGTATATGTGAGTCGCATAAGACACACCCTTCATTTTAAAGGTTACTAGCATACCTAAAGAAAGAACAACCGCCACCACACCAATAACAGCAAAAATTGTTGTAATTATGTTAATCATTATATTATCCTTATATCTAAAGTATAGCTTAGTCTAACATAAGTTCTTGTAAAAATACAATAGGTGTGTATAATAATTAATACGGGGCCATTACCCAGCCCTTGCAAATGTAGCTACGACAGATGCAGATAAACATAGTGAATGGTAGAGTTCTCCTTTAAAGCTAGTAAGTATCTAGCAAGTACATCGGGACTGTGAACTGCCAGAGGCATAAATGATAAGCCTTAACTTAGATAAACGAGAGTAGCCACCTTATGGTGTTTTCCAAATAAATCTTTTTTTATTCGGGTTAGGTTCTATACACTCTTCAAATGACAAACAAACTTCCAACACAAATACCAGTTAGTACAAAGATAATCTGGCCACTAATAACATTCCCACCAGTTAATCTATACAGTCAAAAAAAGTAACGAAAAATTGCTTCAGGTCCCCCTACGGTAGGCGGAGGGGTGGGGGGCAAAGGGGTCGCTTCTCTGAGCGGCCGCATGATACTCTTTCTTCTACGCGCACCCCTGGTTACGCAATTTCTACTGGCACTCCCAAGCTAGATAAGCCTTTTGCGTTCGCACCTGCATGAGGCCTGTACCTTAAATGCTGCGATGATATCTGCTTCAGTTGCACCGATAGAGATTAGGGATTCAAGCTTGAGTAAATCTGAGTCAGTCTTTATAATGTGCGACACAGCTAGTAGAGCATTCTCAAATGATATCCCTGTATCACTACCTGTCTGCTTGATATCTTTCTGCTTTGCTGCTACCTTAACCGCTTCTTTCTTTACTGCTCTTTTCATAGTCTCTTCTTCCCTGTTAATGATTGATTCGATTGATACACCGCTGTTACTTTCCTGAGTTCTTAAGTCGATTTCTTCATCATATATAACCCGCTTAAGACTTCCACGTAAAGCCGTGTAACCTTTTCTTACTTGCTCAAAATATCCTAATTTCTCCAGCTTCTTCAGTGTCCTGGACACGTTCGGTGTCGTAACGCCACGTAGTTTAGCAATTGTACAGTGTGCTACGAAAGTAAATCCGTTCGGGCTACAGTAGGAACACAAGCCTATTAAATTAATGATATCACCTCTTGTTAGCCTCTTATCGTGCATGGCTCTTAGCGGGATTACACTGAAGCGCCTGGCGTCTGGCTTCTTATCTTTGAGTTTAA